CCACCGCCAGTAGCGTCTCCTTGATTATTTCTAAGAGTTGAAGATGTGTTATGAAGGAACGCTCCTTGTCCACCCCCGCCAGTAATGATGACTTTAATCCTGCCTGTTTTTGGCGCTGTAAAAGTCTTTGACTCACCTATAACAAACTGCGCTGTGGGTATTGGTGCTGCATCTCCACCACCACCTAAAATAATAGTCATCTAAAGCTCCTCCCATCCAATTGTTGCATCAACGTAAACCAGAGAAGCTCCAGCATCTGCTGCAAGCTCTCCATCGTCTGCCGTTGAATTTATGTTTGAGCCATTTCTAGCAACGGTCACGGCTGCCGATCCTGCGTTTTTGATAAAAACGACGTTGCCAGCACTCGGACTTGCAGGCAGCGTGATCGTCACGGCACTGCTCGAGTTGACAATAAGTTGGTCTTTGCTGACTGCGGTGTAATTAGCCGTTTTGATAGCAAAGTCGTTGAACGCGCCGCCAATCGTTGCAAACGATAATGTGCCACTCCCGTTTGTGGTCAAAGACTGACCTGCTGATCCATCACTTACATTCAGTCGCGCGATATCGACCGCATTGTCTGCAATTTGCGCCGCCGTCACTGCATCGTCTGCGATCGCAGATGTCGTGACCGTGCCGGCAGACAATTCCAAGCCACTAAGCGCATCCGTAATCGCTGCCCCAGAGCCTGCCCCATCAGTGACGATCATCTTCACACCGCCCGCAGAAACAGCCACGTTTGCACCAGATCCTTGCGAAAACGTCAGCGTGTCCGACGTTTCGTTGCTGATGATCCAAACCTTGCTAATCGTGTTAGGCGCAAGAGTCACCGTACATGCCTGACCGCCGCCGGTGCATTTTAGGTACATGCTGCGCGCTTCGTCGGCAGCGCCGTCAGCGAGCGTGATAGTGTGTGTAGCCGCGTTCGGGATAGCTTCGCTACCCTGGCCGAACGCCGACGCCAGGTTGCTAATCGTCGCGTTTAGCAGGGTTCCCCAGGTTCCGCTGTTGGAGCCAGCTTCTTGCTCGCGGACGCGCAAATCATTGTTGAACGTGTCAGCCATTACTTAATCCTCACGCTGCTCGTTGCCAGGTTGTGCTGGCTGCGGCTTGTTTTGTGTAGTTTGTGCTTGCGCTTGGTTGCGTTTGCCACTTGATTTCGCCGACAGCACTGACCGTAGAGACTGCAGTTGTCGCCGCACTCGCGCTATGAACGACTCCACCAATGATTTCGATTGATGAAGCAGCCGCAATACTTGCTGACGCGCTCGCGACCATGACAGCTGCAGCACTTGTCGTAGACGCCGCAGAAACGTGAGCAGCGCTTTCAGACACTCGCTGAGCGATTGCCGTAGTTGTTGACGCAGCAACAGTAGACGCGGAGCCAGTGGTGACAACGTCAGCTTCAGCTGTGAAACTGCTTGTTGCAGACGCCGACGCAGTTCCTGGCTCGATGCGATCACCGCTCGCGGTAAAAACAGAAGCAGCACTGATAGCGACCTGAGCATCTGTGACGACTGCTGCAGACGCTGTCGCGCCGCTTGTAGCAGTCGCGCTAGCTGCGCAATCTTGATACGACCAAACGCCATATTTGCCCTGGTTCCAGCTGCCATTAGACCAACCCTGGCTCATTAATTAAGGGAGATATCTAAGTCGCCGGTCGGCACGCGAAAAACATCGCCGACCCCGATCGTTTTGTTTGCTGTAAGCGAGGCATAAGCGAGCATGTTCCCGCCAGAGCTCGCGTCTAAGACCGCTACAGCAACCACCGTGCCGTATCCAGCTGTCGCTGTTGCGTACTCCACCGCGCCGCTGTTTGTTGTGTCGCTGCCGCTCGTCGTCAGAGTCACGGTTTGCCGGACGTAACCGCCGCCGGTGACCTCAGTGCCAGCCGAACTGTCAGTCGGTGCAACCGTGTAAAGCGCCAGGTACTTGGTGCCAGGCTGGCTAAAACTGCCGCCGCTGAACACATAATCTAAGACTTTATTTTCGAGATAATTGGTAAATGCCATATCTTATTGCAGTGCTGCTGCCCTCATTTTGACGCTGGTCTGACCAGCTGTTCGTTGGTTGCTCACTTCCAGGTCGTCGATTGCACGCTGGTAAAGGCTTGCCCATACCGTGATGCGCTCGTCGTTCTGCAGGTAAGGTGCGCTCTGCAGCAACGTGCCGTACAGATAAATGTCTGGGTTGTGCGTCAGCAGCCAGTTTGTTGTGTTCGTGTCAGAAAGCGCCGAAATCTTGGCGTAGTAGACAAGCTCCGCCTGGTAGCCAGAGGCCGTGTTTGCAGGCGCTGGATATACCTGAATCTCAGTGCCAACGTGGCTGTAACTCGATGGCGTGCCCGTTGCACTACTGCTCGCCTTCAGCGCGTTAAGCGCCTCGTTTGTGACAAACTCCATCTGCGTGACAGGGTTCGTCTCTAAGATCAGACTAACCGTCTGTATCCAATCTGCCGGTGTTGCGCTGTATTCACTGTCAATCGTCGCTTGAGATCGAGTGATCATGTAGCGATGGCGGATGCTGCGGTTAAACTGCGATTCCGCCAACGCCACAAAGTCACCTATAGCACTCGTCAAATCCGTGCGGTTTAGCCAATCGGCTACGCTCGCTTGGAGCTGTGAGTACGTTGCGATCGCCATCAGATACGCGCGTCTCGCGTGCGAAACGCACGATTATCTGGGTCGTTGAGCCATGCCTTCATCTTCTTAGGGTCGTCGGCAATGCCTCTCGCTTTCAGGTCGTACAAGACGCTCAATGGAATGGACGCAACCTTCGACCACTCACCATGTTTTTGGTGTCGATCCATTTCGTTACGAGCTCGCTTGTTCGCCTCAACGATTGCCGTCACGTCTTGCGATGTCGCAATGGTGATCTTGTCGTCTTTCAGCGTCTCGCCAGCTTCGTAGACGAAGTCTGATTTAATGCCTGTTGTGGCATCGTTAGACAGGTTGCGTTTTATTTCCATTGATAAGTCCTAGCTAGTGGATAGGTCAGCCACAACGCCCAGGCCAGCCTCTTGAGTAACGACCAAGCCGTACTCCGCCAAGGTAAGGAACTTGGTAGCGTCGCCCGTCTTGGCTAGCTCTTCGGCCTGGATTGGGCGAAGCGTTGCAACCTCACACATATCTGGGTCGATGACGTAAGCGTCGCGAGCACGGCTCTTGGTAGAGGGAACAATCTGGACAGATCCAAAATCGCTTAAATAGACGTCCGCCGCCCCAACAATTGTAGTAGGGCCGTCAGAAGGTGCCATGTAACGCTGAGCCGCGATGCCGCCGAAGCCTGAAATCACAGTCTTAACGTGAGGGCCAACCATGACGAACTCTGGGTTGCCACCGTTGGAAAATATGCCCTGCAGGACTGTTTTTAGCATGGGTTCCGTCATAGCTCGCTGGGTGCCATCAGTAGCCGCACCGTTTACAACGCCGCCAGATACAGTTGGGTTAGCGCCGTTCGTTCCTCGAGATGTGTTGGTTCTGATGAACGCAGCCAAAGGCGCAGTCTTACGCGCAGTCGTGCTGTTACCAGCAACCGCTGCGTGGTTCAAACCACAAAGGTTGTGTTCCATATCGTTAGCAAGACGCTTGCCCGCCAAGCTGATCTGGTAAGCAACTTCTGCCCGTCGGCCCGCCAAATCCAGCGCGCTCATCGTGTCAGACACGATAAAATCTTTGCGGCTGATCTGCGTGTAGTTGCCCAAACGAGTTGTTGGGCTTACTGCGGTGAACGCGGCCAAATCATCTCCCTCAAGATGATGGTTAGCTTGTGCTGCGCCCAAATCATCTGTCATCCACTCAAAGAAAGTGTTAGTGACTGAGCGACTTTTGGTCATGTTCGACATGAAAGGTCGAGTCTCGGGAGAGATCATAGTGATAATGTTAGAGAGGTCTTCCCGCACGCCTTTGGCGTCGTACTTCAGAAAAGTGTTAGCAATAATACTCATGTTTTTTTAAGCCTTATAAAAGAGATTCAATCAAAGACGCTGCATTCTCTGCAGTGCCTCGCTCTTTGAGACGTTGATACGCGGCTTTAGTTTTGCGAGCGCTTGGCTTCACTTGCTGTTGACGAGATCCTGACCTGACTGTCTTACCCGATTGACCAGCCTTGCGTGCTTTACGCACTCGGCTCTGGCCTTTGTCGAAGAGCATCGCCTTTCGCAAAACTGCGATATGGCTAGCGCGCACAAGTGCGCCAAGCTCCTCTTCCGCAACGCCACTATCGAGCAAGTAGCTCTTTAACTCCTGGCGTTCTCTTGCGGCCACCTTATCGTCCTTCCACTCTGGGATAACGTCAGGCAGTCGGGCTGCTTCCTGAGTGATTAGCCCGCGCATTTGCTGCTCTTGCTCTTGAGCGTTAGCGTCATTCACACGCTGCTGCTCTATCGCAATGGCCTGCATCTTTTGCGCTCGCTGCTCAGTCCGCTGTCGGTACTGTCGTTCTAAA